GGGGGCTTGACGCGGCAGGGGGGCTGCCTTACGCTTAATTTGCGATTTGAGCGTGATGGAAGTCTGAAGGACTGTTCTAGTCCTGTCAACCACCCCACCACGCCTAACCACTCGGGCATCTTGGTCGGGGAAACTACGCGCAAGATGACCTTAAACCCACACCGGGGCAGCCAGCCTGTGGGTGCGCGGCGTATCGTCGGGAAGCGCAAATGGCAACCGGAGCAATCCGGTGAAAAGTAGCCGACAGCAGGGTGGCTCCGTCAGTCATCTAATCTCTGCACGATCCACGTTAGGCGTACTCCGTCTCAACCGTGCAGAGTTCACCATCAGTCATCAGTTCTAAACCATAGAGAGGTTATGTATATGGGTGATTTACACCAGTATTTTCCGACTAAAACTAAATCAGAAGAACCTAAACCTAGTCACAACCTAGAACATCACATCCACCGTAATGCCGCGGTGTGGAATGAACTCGTACAACAATCCCCGTTGAACCGTTTACGCTTCTACGACGCCCAACTTGCTCGAGGCATTGAGGTCAATAAAGACCGAGTGGCAGAGCTAATCCGTGAGGTTGGCCCGGCTGCTGTGCTGTCGGATCGAGATGTGATTGGCCTGGTGCGCCAGTTGTGGGGTGAGCGAGCTGTGGAGAGACTGCGTGAACGTGCCGGCATTAAAACGGGGAAATAGGACATGGTGGATTATCTGGCTAGGTCGCTGCATCAACGAGGCTCGAGATGAGATACCGAGCCAGGAGAGACGCGAACGATGGGGTTATTGGCCAGGCGCTGTCCCTAGCCGGATTCGACGTCCTAGACTTCGCCTCAAACGGCGGCGTTCCCGATCGGCTCGTCGTCAGGCTGCTGCCGGACGGAACGCCGTGGGTGTGCTGGGTCGAAATCAAAGTCGAAAAGGGAAAGCTACGTCCGAGCCAGGAGCGGTTCCGGCAAGTGTTTGAACCCCGCGGGGAGTTTTACGTTGCTCGAGATCCCGAGGCTACGGTGCGCGAGCTAATGGAGCGATACCTAACCGCCATTAAGCCGGAGCAGCTCCGTTGAGCATTAAAGCCTTACGGGCGCCTTTGTAATGGACAATGGCAGGGTCAGGGTGTTGCTCGAGAAACTCCGGCAAACAGGCATAGTACGATTCTGGGAGGTGTTGGACAGGGACACGCTTGGCGTACTCCCGCAGCACTTCCTGGTCGCCGTACCACACGCGAAACTTATCCGGCAGGACGTTATACATCTCGGCAAGGTCAGCCCACACGCCCCAATCCGCCGTAATCGTGCAACAACCGACGAAGGGGTAGATCTCATCGAGGGTCTTGCCGGTGTATTCGCTGAAGTCCTGGCCGCGTTGCCGCGGGTTAAAGACGGCATCACGGTTAAATTCGCGCCGGGTCATGGCAACCGCCCCCTCAAGGATCGCCTCGGCGTTAAGCGGGTGACGCACGATCATGTCGGTGTCCATGTAGAACGCCGGCTCGACCAGGCCCAACTCGGCGAACGCATTAGTGCGCCATTGCATCAGGTACTGCCGATTGCCCTGGGTGACGAACGCCCTCGAGACGCCAGGCACGACGGGCGTATAGCCGTCTGTGACCTGGATAATGGTCGTGTCAGGGTTATGGCGCCGGATGGAAAACACCATCGCGGTGGGCATGGCGATGTCGTCGCCAACGTGAAAAAAGACAAACATCAGGAGAATATATGCTCAATCTAAACCGAAAACGACTCTCTCGAGCGATCTGGGACACTTTATTCGCTGACCTGCCAGATCTGCCCTGGCACATCATCGAGGGGCTAGAAAAGCTCGACCCCGCCCGCCAAACCGGCAGCACCAATCACGCCTCGCTCATCGCACTCTGGGCTGTGGTGCGTTATTACCGCCCTGAAATGGTAGCCGAAATTGGCACCTATATCGGCAAGTCAACCTTTGTGCTGTCGCGTTTAGGTGCGGAAACGCATACCTGCGACATGACCCACGATTTCAAACTCCCGATTGCAACCAAGATCACGCAATACCACGGGAGTTCTACAGAAATGTTCAGCAAATTAGATGGCAAAATTGACCTGCTACACCTAGACGGGCGACTACAGCCGGACGACAAGCCGCATCTAGAACGCTTATTCACGCCGAACACCATCATCACCCTTGATGACTTTGAGGGAATCGAGAAAGGTGTCTGGAATGCGATGCAAATTGATCTCACACATCGCATCTTGGTTTACCCGCCCGAACGGCAGTTGACAGAGCGGTTTGCGCTGGGAGATGCTACGACTGCAATCATCCTGCCCAATTTAAGGTTAACACCGCAATGAGCCACAAGGACGCTGCCGAATTCGTAGGTGTTTTGCTGCATTCAGCCACCGCGACGCACTTCCTTCATTTGCAGACGGCGAGCTACGCAAGCCATAAAGCCCTGGGCCACTACTATGAAAATATCGTGGGGCTTGCAGACCGTTGGGCGGAAAGTTACCAGGGACACAGGGGAATTATCCCGCTGGCGGATTATCCCGAAGGCTTTAAGGTTCAATCGGACGCGAAAAAATACGCCGATAGCCTGTTGACGTTCGTGAAGGGTATTCGAGGCGACTTGCCGCAGGAAACTGACCTGCAAAACATTGTGGACGAAATCGTTGCCGAGATTACAACGTTGATTTACAAGCTGGAGCGTTTCAAATAATGGCAAAACCCCGTAATCGTCTCGCTGACGCGCTGGCCTATATCGAAGAAATGCGAAATAGGTTGGTAAATCAAGTGCCGGTAATGGCTCCAGATGATTACGGCCAGAGATTTGGCGCAGAGGGAGAGCGTGGCCCAAGTTTCGGACAGATTGGTCAACGCGCGTCGGAAACTACTCGCCGATTAACAAGCCTTGATCAGCCACAAAGCACCGACGCTGGCGACGTCGCAGTAGATATCGCGGCAGGGTTTACCCCGTTGCAATACCCTCAAGCAGGGCGAGATTACATTCGCGCCGATCGAGAAGGCGACGTTGTTGGCAAAGGTTTGGCGGTTTTGTCAGCAGCGCCGGTTGTCGGTGGATTGGTTAAATTATCAAAAGCCGAGCGCATCGCGCAGTTGTTAGGTAAGTCAGCAGAATCAACTCCCGAAGCAATTATTGAAGCAACACAAAAAGGCGGTTATTCGGTCAATTTGCCAACAGGCGCGACCCCGAAAGAAGGGTTGATGATGGGCAAATACGCCAACGTCGATCCGCGAAACATGGTTTTGGAGTCAAGGCAGCCGTTAACACAAAGCCAGCTGGGTGAATTTGTAAAACGTAACGAAGCGGCTCTTGGCCAGCCGGAGAATTTTCTGGGAACTTGGTCAGATCCAGAATCTGGCAAAACCTACCTGGACGTATCCCGACGATTTGAACCCACCGAAATTCGCAAGGCTACGAAATTTGGCGAACGCACGGGGCAACTTGCTGGTTACAACGTAGGCGAAGGCGCGTCTTTCCCCGTAGGCAACTGGCGTCAATTTATCCAATCGCCCGAATTTGCTGGCCGTATGGATGAAATGGCGTCAATCGGCAGAGATTATCTATCCAAGCACATGAACAAAGAATGGTGGGATATGCACGGCTCATCATTCGAGCGTGTGTATGGCCCCGAAAACCTCGACAAACTCGCCGGATTCATTGCGGCGACTGCGCCCAACGCGCAGCCTCGAGAAAACTTGCAGACGATGAGCGAATATATGCGTCGGTTTATCAAAAAAGAACCGATCATTCAGCCGGATTACCGCATACCGCCAGGCCAAATGTCGCGTAAAGAAGGCAGCAAAATTGGCATGGAAAGCTCGAGAGCCGCTAACTTGCGTCAGTCTGAAAAGGGAAACCTGGCTGGACTGCAAAAGAACAAGGTTCGGGAAGAAGCGATGGCTCTGATGGGCGATCCGACAGCCGTCGTCCTTGATCGCCATTGGGCGCGTATCGCAGAAGATCCAACCCGCGGAATTTTCACGGCAAGTTCCGAAGGTATTGTGGAGGCAGGCGCCGATTATGAAGCACTAAAAACTGCTGTATCGGAGGCCGCTGCGGCAGCAAAGCGCAGCCCAAGAGACTACAGCGCAGACGTTTGGACGGGCATCCGCGAAACGATCAAGAAAAAGTCAGAGTTGTTCGGTCAGAAATTCAAAGGGTCAGCAATCCGCGGCGAGAGTAAATCGTATGCAGATCAATTTGATGATTTGATCGCCGACAAAGCCAAATTTTTAGGAATTTCTGTAGAAGAAATGGAACGGCGTTTGCGAAAAGGCGATGCAACACTTCTGTCGATCATGCTGTTAACGCCGATCGGAACAGAAGCATACAAGCAATATCAGTCTGAAAAATCAGGAGGAATGTGAGCCAGATACTCGGCAGCTTTCTCTCGTTCGGTTTGGTGCCAAGCCTTAAAAGCGGCCCAACCTCGGCGTCGGTTTTCTTCCGTCAAATCAAAAGGCTGTCGAGCAAAACGCGCACGATGCTTTTCAAATTCAGCTTCAATCGAACCCTCTTGAAGAAGGCTCGGCTTTTCAAATGTGCTTTGACACACAATTTGCAAACTGTATTGATCCAAAGGCATAAATTTCAGTTTATCACAGCAACGATGAAACGAATTGATCGCAAAGAGCGATAAAAAGCGATGGCAAAAGGCAAAAAGACAGGGGGCGGTAGCCGTAAGGGCAGCCCCAACAAAGCCACACAGGCCGCCAGAGAGGCGATAGCGGCATTCGTGGACAACAACGCAGACCGCCTCCAAGGGTGGCTAGATCAGATCGCAGAGGAAAAGGGGCCACAGGCTGCCTTTGACTGCTTCAGCACCCTGCTCGAGTACCACGTTCCGAAGCTGGCACGGCAAGAGATCACCGGCCAGGACAACGGCCCGGTCAAGGTACAGATCGGATGGATGGCTCCCGAATAATCCTGCCCTACCGCCCGCGCAAGGCGTTCATGCCGTTCCATGAGCGCACGAAACGCTGGGCTTGCCTTGTCGCGCACCGCCGCGCAGGCAAGACGGTCGCCGCGGTTAATGACATGATCCGCGCTGCTGCTATGTACCAGGGGCCATATGGCCTATTCGCCTACGTCGCACCGTACCGATCCCAGGCCAAAGCAGTCGCATGGCAATACTTCAAGGATGGCGCACACCCGATCATCCAATCGGTCAACGAGCAGGAACTGACTATCACGCTCATCAACGGTAGCCAGATCCGCTTGTTCGGAGCTGACAACGCAGATGCCATGCGCGGAATGGGCTACTCGGGGGTATACGCCGATGAATATGGAGATTGGAAACCGAGCGTTTGGGGCAACGTCATTCGCCCCGCCTTGAGTGATAAAAACGGATGGTGCGTGTTCGGGGGTACGCCAAAAGGGCGCAACCAGTTTTATGACATCTACGAACTAGCCACTCGAAACCCTAGCGAGTGGTTCCTGCTGCGCTTGCCCGCCTCAACCAGCGGGATTCTCCCGGCGTCCGAGCTAGCCGCCGCTCAAGCGCAATTGACCGAGGATCAATACCAGCAGGAGTATGAAACCAGCTTCTCGGCTGCCCTCCTCGGTGCTTTTTACGGTTCAGAGATGCGCCAGGCAGAGGATCAGGGCCGTATCACGCGGGTGCCATACGATCCCGAGCTGCCTGTGTATACAAGTTGGGATCTCGGTTTCAGAGACGACACCGCGATATGGTTCTACCAGGTCACGCGCGGTGAGATCCGCTGCATCGACTTTTACGCCGTGTCGGGTGCTGACATCCACGACATCGCCGAGGCGGTCGAGAGCAAGCCGTACAAATACGCCAAGCACTACCTGCCGCATGACGCCAGGGCCAAGAGCCTACAGACGGGCCGCAGCATCATCGAGCAGCTCGCGGTCTATCTTGGCGCCGGCAAACTTGCTGTGGTGCCGGACATCGGCCTGCAAAACGGCATCCAGGCAGTACGCATGACGCTGCCTCGAGTGTGGTTTGACGCAGAAAGATGCCGCGACGGCATCGAGGCGTTGTGCCAATACCAGCGCGAGTATGACGAAGATAAAAAGGCGTTCCGGCAATCACCGCGGCACGATTGGACATCACACCCTAGTGACGCATTCCGTATGCTTGCGGTATCATGGAGCGAGGTCGCTGACAAGTCCCCAACAATGGAGCCAAAACCGCTTATGGTTGGGCCACAGAACACGGTGACGCTGAACGATATGTGGGCAGTCCACGATCGACAGACGTCGAGGAGAGCGCGGATATGAATTTCGTTAGCGAAAGTCAGAGCTATAAAAACATTACCAGTACGACGACGGTGTATACCGGCGCGTGTGGTGTGTTGGGCATTTTCGTGGCGTCGGCATCATCCACCCCGACTATCAAGGTCAGCGACGGATCGGCGACGGTTGTGAACACCTTCACTCCGGTAGCCGCGACGTTTTACCCGATCCCGGCTCGCGTCGGTACGTCGTTGGTCGTCACGATCAGCGGCACGGTTGACTGCACGGTATTCTGGACAAACCAATGATCCCAACTTGGGGGTCTAGTACGTTCCCAAAACCCACGCTGTCGTTAGACTTTGTGGGGGCGACTAGCCTTGACTCGGGCATTACGTTTACCCGAGCGACTACGGCTACTTACTTCAACTCGTCCGGCGTGCTGACGACCGCTGATTCTGGGGTTGCCCGCTTTGACTACAACCCCTCTACGCTGCAACCGCGTGGCCTGCTGATTGAGGAGCAGAGGACGAATAGCATCCGCAACAACACGATGCAGGGTGCTGTGGCGGGTACGCCGGGGACGTTGCCGACGAATTGGACATCTGCCGCAACGGTTGCTTTAACGCAGCAAATTGTTGGAGTTGGGACTGAAAACGGCATTACTTATTTAGATTTTAGGGTTAGTGGCACCCCAAGTGGAGACGGTGCACTTGATTTAAATTTTGAAGCATCAAATCAAGTTGCCGCATCAAACGGTCAAACTTGGACAAACTCCTCTTATGTAAGGCTGGTAGGAGGATCAGTCACAAACGTTGATTGTAAAATGTTGCTTCGTGGTCGAGGTTCTGGCGGCGCAGCCATTGCTGGTCAAGCCGTAGAAGTTTCGTTTGTTCCAACAAGTGCTGCGCTATCAACTCAAAGAGCGTTTGCAACATTTACAATGTCAAGTGCGTCGGTTTTGTTTGCATTGCCGAGCATTCGTTTTAGTTACACAAATGGCAATTCGTTTGACATCACCCTCCGCATTGGCCTGCCGCAGTTGGAGCTTGGAGCCTTTGCCACTAGCGTCATCCCCACAACCACCACCGCGCTGACCCGCAACGCCGATGTCGCCAGCATGACGGGGACTAACTTCTCGTCGTGGTACAACCAGACAGAAGGCAGTTTTGTTGCGAACGGCGTGTCTTTCGGCGGGGCTGTTGCTGGTTTGTATTCCGCATCAAATGGAACGTCAGTACAAAGCGTTTCGGTGCGATTGCAGCAACAATTTAGTTTTGCACAAGGGTTAAACAGAGCAAGTTTTACTTACACAACTAACTCTATTGCAAGACACGGTTTTGCGTATAAAGCAAACGATTATGCTGCTGCGTTTAACGGAACTGCACTTACAATTTCAGCGCAGCCAACCGACGTTCCAACAACGGCAAATGTGTTGAACATTGGCACATTGGAAACAGGCGCATTTAGTTTGAATGGGTGGGTGCGGCGTATCAGTTATTACCCCGTGCGCCTTGCTGGATCAACCTTACAGGCACTCACAGCATGACCGACTACCATCTCCGCGCTACTGACGCCACAACCCTCTACGACGTATTAGAGGCGGCAGGCGTTGTGACCGAAGGCGACCACGGCTGGCACGTTACCGACGCCCATAAGTACGCTCTCGACGTAATCGGTGAGGTGTACAAGCCGACCGGCGAGACGATCCAGACCGACGATGGTGTGCAAGATGTAATGCGTAACGTCGGCGGGTTTCACGCTAATTTGCGTGTCATTAACATGAGCGATTTTGATGTTAATAAAATCGCAGAAATCTTACTTGAAACGCCGGGTAATCCGGTGAGGGGTTGGGCATGAGCAGAAAACCCGGTTTGTACGCCAATATACTTGCTAAACAGGAGCGCATTAAAGCAGGCTCTGGTGAGCGTATGAAGCGTCCCGGCGAAGCAGGACGCCCAACCGCTGCTGACTTCAAGCAAGCTGCTAAAACCGTCAAACCAGAAAACAAGGGTTACGCATGAGCGCAGCGTGGCAGCGTAAAGAGGGCAAGAACCCGAAAGGCGGTCTGAACGCCAAGGGTCGCGCTTCCTACAAAGCCGAGACGGGTGGCACCCTTAAGCCGCCGGTCAAGTCAGGTGACAATCCGCGCCGCGCTTCCTTTCTGGCTCGCATGGGCAATATGCCTGGGCCAATGGTCAAGAACGGTGAGCCGACTCGCCTAGCCCTCGCGCTTAAAGCCTGGGGCGCTGGCAGTAAGGCGGAAGCCAAAGCCAAGGCAAAGGCCATCAGCAGCCGGAACAAGGGGAACGACTGATGGAACAGATGATGAGCCGCGATCTCGAGAAGTATCTCAAGACGATCGGTCAGTACGATAACGAGTTTGCCAAGTGGTCAGCTCGCACCAAGAAGATCATCAAGCGTTACCGTGACGATACCCGCGGGCAGACGCTCACCGAATCGGCCAAGTTCAACATCCTCTGGTCAAACGTGCAGACGCTGAAGCCTGCCGTATACGCCAAACTCCCCAAGGCTGACATCACCCGCCGCTTTGGCGACAACGATCCGGTGGGTCGCGTAGCCGGGCAGTTGCTCGAGCGCGCGATCGACTTTGAGATCGAGCATTACCCCGATTTCCGCTCGACGATGAGCTATTGCGTCGAGGATCGTTTCCTCGGTGGCCGCGGCACAGCCTGGGTGCGCTATGAGCCGCACGTTGCGCCGATTGGCATTGAGGATGATGGCGTCAGCGTGACGTCAAACATCGAGCAGGGTGAAGGCGCGCCGCCGTCGCTCGAGCGTATCGAGTACGAATGTGCGCCCACCGATTACGTCCATTGGCGTGATTTTGGCCACTCCCAAGCGCGTACCTGGGAAGAAGTCACCTGCGTGTGGCGCTGGGTTTATATGACCCGCGAGGCGCTGGCAGAACGGTTTGGCGATGAGATGGCGCGCAAGATCCCGCTCGACCAAGGGCCAGAGCCGCTCAACGCTTACAACGAGTCCAAGCGTACCTACAACCGCGCAAAGATCTGCGAGCTGTGGGACAAGGAAAAGCAGAAGGTCTATTGGTTCTGCAAGGGAATGCCGCAGATCATTGACGAGCGAGACGATCCGCTCGGCCTCGAGGGCTTCTTCCCGTGTCCGAAACCGCTATATGCCACGATTACGAGCGACACCCTGGTTCCGGTTCCTGACTTCGTTCTCTATCAAGACCAGGCGATGGAGTTGGACATCCTGTCCGACCGCATTGATGGCTTGGTTAAGGCGCTGCGTGTGCGTGGCGTGTACGACGCCAGCCAGCCTGCGCTGCAACGCCTACTGACGGAGGGCGACAACAATGCACTTATACCAGTTGATAAGTGGATGGCTTTCAGCGAGAAAGGCGGCCTTAAGGGCAGCATTGACCTCCTCCCGCTTGACACGCTCGCCAACGCCCTCCTCCAATGCTACCGAGCGCGAGAGGACATCAAGTCCCAGATCTACGAAATCACGGGTATCTCGGACATCATCCGTGGGACATCCTTCGCGTCAGAAACGGCGACCGCCCAGCAGATAAAAGGGCAATATGCTGGCTTGCGATTACGCGCGTTGCAGGAGGACGTTGCCCTCTTTGCGTCCGAGCTGATTCGCCTCAAGGCGCAAGTCATGTGCTTGCATTACCAGCCCGAGACGATCCTGGCTTATGCCGCGGCTCAACAAATGACCCCGGCGGATCAACAATTGATCCCGCAGGCGTTGCAGCTGCTTAAAGACAAGCCGCTACGCAATTTCCGCATCGACATTGCCGCCGACAGCCTGGTGATGCTGGATGAGAACCAGATGAAGCAAGATCGTTTGCAGTTCCTGCAAGCGTTCGGCGGCTTCCTCGCGCAAGCCCTGCCGGTTGGCCAGGCCAGCCCGCAGATGGTGCCGATGATGATGGAGCTGCTGCGCTTTGGTATGCAGGCGTTTAAGGCCGCACGACCGATTGAAGGCCAGATTGACTCCACGTTGCAGCAGTTGCAGCAAGCCGCGATGCAGCAACAGCCTGATGGCGAGCAGCAAGGCAAGCAAGCCGAGTTGCAGCAGAAGGGGCAGATGGAAGCGTCAAAGATGCAAATGGAGTCGGCGCTACAGCAGGCCAAACTCCAACAGCAGATGCAGATGGAGCAGCTCAAGAACCAGACGAAACTGGCAATGGAGCAGCAAAAGCAGCAATTTGAGGCGCAGTTGGAGGCGATGAAGCTGCAAAGCCAGCAAGAGGCCGCTAAATACAAGGCAGATCTTGACGCTCAAACACGCCTAATCATCGCGCAAATGAATAAAGCCCTGCCAACATCATCATTCAGCACGTTTTGATCAATGAAACGCACCTACGTCTACATTGATGGCGAGTTTGTTGAGCGTAAAAAGGACGCCAAGGGCCGTTATCACTACGTCGTGCCTGACATCGTGCCGTATAAGAGCATGGTGGATGGCAGCATGATCACCTCACGCTCAATGCACCGCCGTCATCTCAAGGCTCACGGCTGTGAAGAAGTGGGCAACGATGATCCGAGCAAGCATATTCGACGCGAAAAGCCGGTAGATACCCGTCTCGAGCGCATCAAGCACATGGTCAACACCCGCATGACCAATGAGCAAGCAGATCGCATTATCCGCGAGCTGCGTCAACAAGCCAATTTCACCAATCCCCACAGGAGAGGCTAATGGACGAGAGCAACCCGGCAATGGAAGCGGCACAGGACAACACTCCTGTCGATCGCCGTGAACTTTTAGAAGCAGGACTCGAGGCAGCCGAGAAAGGCGAGCCGATCGAGAGCGTGGTGCGTGATGCTGCGGGCCGATTTGCGAAGCCGCAGCAACAGCCGGAAGCGCAAACCGAGCAAGAAATTGAAAAATCTGGTTCGCTTAACACGCTTTACGATAAAGAGCCGGTGTGGCGCCGCCCGCCAACCTCCTGGCGTCGTGAATATCACGAAATCTGGCAAAAAGCCGACCCGAAATTGCAGGAATACGCTTGGCAGCGCGAAGAACAGATGCGCGCTGGCGTCGAACCGTTGCTGTCAAAGGCGCAGTTTGCGGATTCGATACAGGAAGCGATCCAGCCGTACATGACGACAATCCAGGGCTTGGGTTTAACGCCTGACAAAGCCGTTGGCGCGTTAATGGAGGCGGATCATCGCTTGCGTACCAGCGACCCGCAGACCAAGTTGCAGTATTTCATGCAATTGGCGCAGTCCTATGGCATTAATCTCAATGCCGCGCAGGCGCAGCCAGGTCAAGCACCGCAAATGCCGCAGCAATCGGTAGATCCGCTGGTGTGGCAGCTGCAAAACGAATTGAACCAAGTCCGTGGCGAAGTCATGGGCTGGAAACAACAGCAGGAGATGGTGGAAAATCAATCTCTGCTCAATGAAATCAACCAATTTAGTCTAAAAGCCGAGTATTTTGAGGATGTCCGACCAACCATGATCCAACTCCTACAGAGTGGGGTCGCGCAGACGTTGGAAGATGCTTATGACAAGGCAGTTAGACTCGATCCGAACTTGTTTGAGCAGGTAACGAAAGCCCAACAGGCTGAAGCTGCCGCAAGACAAGCAAAGGAACAAAACCGAGCAGCTAAAACTGCTCGCGCAGCAGCGGTGAGTGTCAGAAGCGCCACACCCGGCGTAAACACGGCTCCCAAGAGCAGCGACCGTCGTGCGTTACTCGAAGAAGCATTCGCTGAAGTCGAGCAGCGTCTTTAATTAACTGATATAGGAGCATTCAAATGGCATTTGCCAACTCTAGTATCAGCGACATCATCGCTACTACGATTCAGAGCCGTAGCGGTGAGCTTGCTGATAACGTGACGAACAACAACGCGTTGCTTCGTCGCTTGAAGGAGCGCGGGAA